TGACAATGACGCACGTTCTGCTGCTAGAGCCATTGACTTGTACAAAGCTGACATGGGCATTGCTAAAACAAAACCTAAGTCAGATAAAGCTGCAGCCAAGTCTGTATCTACAAAAGACTCACGTAGTAAGCCACAGGAAAATGAGGCAACCTCGTATCTCAAAGAGTCTGCTGTACAAAAAATGTCACCGCAAGAATATGAAAAGCGGTCTGACGAAATCATGGAAGCTATCCGTTCTGGTAAGTTTATCTATGATGTATCTGGCTCTGCTAGATAAAAATGTAAAAAAGTGTTGACAAGTAGTTATTTATAAGTATAACTATAGTCAGATTAGTGTAACTGTATAGCGCAATATGGTTACACTACTATTCGCAAACAGCCAAGTCTTACGGATTACCTGACGAACATGGCCCGTTGAATGGTAGGGCGGCCACCCTCCAGAATACGCACCCAATGTGAATCAGCCTCCTGATTAGTCTTGCGAGTTTGTATCTGTAAAATGCTAAATAGGAGATAATATCATGGCATTTACTACTGCTAGTGGTTATGGTAATCTTCCTAACGGTAATTTTTCTCCCGTAATTTACAGCAAACAGGTGCAACTTGCTTTCCGCAAGTCTGCTGTTGCTGAAGCAATCACCAACTCTGACTACTTTGGTGAAATTGCTGCTATGGGTGATTCCGTTAAGATTATCAAGGAACCCGAAATCACAGTTAAGGCTTACGCCCGTGGTACAACAATCACGCCGCAAGACCTTGACGATGAAGATTTCAGCCTGACAATTGACAAAGCTAACTACTTTGCATTTAAGGTTGATGACATTGAAGAGGCACACAGCCACGTAAACTTCCAGTCTCTGGCAAGTGACCGTGCTGCGTACCGTTTGGCTGACCAATTTGACCAAGACGTTCTTGGTTATATGTCAGGCTACAAACAGTCTGCACTGCACAGCGTAGCTGACACAGCTAACACAACCGTTAACGGTTCAAAAGCTGTATCAACTGCTGGTTCAGACGAACTGCTTGCATCAATGAAGTTGGACGCATCTGACTTCTCTGACGGTGCAGGTTCAGTAGGTTCAGCAGGTTACGCAATTGCTATCCAGCCTCGTACTGGTGGTGCAACTGACGCAACCCCTGCTGCTGGTGATACACACCCATTGACTTTGATTGCACGTATGGCTCGTCTTCTTGACCAGCAAAACGTAGACTCACAAGGTCGCTGGATTGTTCTTGACCCAGTGTTCATGGAAGTATTGAAGGACGAAGATTCTCGTCTGTTCAACGCTGACTTTGGTGGTTCTGGTCTGCAAAACGGTCAGATTGCTACTCAAATCCACGGCTTCCAAGTGTATCAGTCTAACAATCTGCCTTCAATTGGTACTGGTCCGTCATTCGCTGGCGCGAACAGCAACACCAACTACGGTGTGATTGTTGCAGGACATTCTTCTGCTGTTGCAACTGCAGAGCAGATTAATAAGACTGAAACTTACCGCGACCCGGACAGCTTCGCTGATATTGTCCGTGGTATGCATCTGTATGGTCGCAAGATTCTCCGTCCAGAGGCTCTTGTTAATGCCATCTACCACTTGGCGTAAGGGAGACTTAAACAATGGCTACAATTACTTCATTGCTTAAAGCCGCTACTGGTAACTCCCAGCGTGGTCGCAACCCATACATGGTTGAAAACACAATTGACATCGTGGCTACTACTGTAGACCCATCGTCAGGTGATGTTGTTCAAGCAATCACTATTCCTGCAGGAACCAAAATTTTGGCTGCTGGTGTAGAAGTTGTTGAAAGCGCAACCATGAATACAGGCACAGACGCAACAGTAACACTTGGTGCTGCTGATGCTGATGAGTATGTAACTGCATTTGACATTGACGGTGCGTCTGATGGGGATTACGCCCCTAGCGTGACTGTCTCTGCTGATGTTGTTCTTGCTTCTGCAGACACTCTTGACCTTACCTTTGCAGGTACAGGTGCATCATTCACTGCTGGTAAACTTCGTGTTTATGCCATCATGATGGATGTAAGTTCACAGGGTGATACTTCTGCTAACGAAGTAGACCGTGACACACTCGCCTAACATAACGTGATGGGGCAGGGCAACTTGCCCCTTCACTTTCATTAAGGATATAACATGGCATATGATTTTCTTGGCTTAGTAAATGCAGTGAACAGAAGGCTGAATGAGGTAGAACTCAGTTCAGCTAATTTTGCTTCAGCTACAGGCTTTTACTCACAGGCTAAAGATGCAGTCAATGCCTCTATTAGATATTTAAATCAATCAGAATACTTTTGGCCTTTTAATCATAACACGCAAGAAACAACAT